AGGTCTTGTCGGCTTCCGCTTCCAGGCGCGCCTCGATGCTGTCGACCGCCGTAGCGCCACCCGCCGAGCCGCGCACCTGGCGTTCCGGCGCCGGCGGCATCGTCTTCGGCTGCACCTTCAGCTGAGTCTCCAGCTTGCCCAGGGCCATGGCGAACTTGACCGGATCCTTGATCCCGGCCAGCTCCTTGGCCTTGGCCGGGTTTCGGCCCAGCGCGTACACCAGCAGCTCGGGCTTGTCGGCACCGTGGATGATGATGTTCTGCTGCACGCCGCTCATGCTCTCGCGTACCACGTGCTCGGCGCCGTCGAAGTCGTCGACGCGCAGAGCGGTGGCGGCGGTGCGGTAGTTCGCCAGCTTGGTATTCCAGGCAGTGGTGGCGGCTTCCTGCTCGGCAGCAGCGGCCGCCACCTTGGCGTCGGCCGCTTTCTTGCGGTCGGTCCAGGCCACCAGCTTCTCGGCGTAGGCCTCGGCGTCGTAGTCGCAGCTTTCCAGCGTGGGTTTCGGACCGACATCCTCGGCCTTCGGCGCAGCTGCAGCCTGGCGGGCCATCTCGGCCTGCTCCAGCTCGCGGATGCGCTTTGCCTGCTCGCGGTCACGCTTGCGCATGTCCTTGAGCCACTGCGGCGCCGGGCGGCCTTCCAGCTCATCCTCGGGCTGGGCCGGCGGTGCTTCATCGCCGATGGTGACGACGACTTCGCCATCCTCATCGGCTTGCTGGTCGACCTGGTCGGGGTCCTGCTCGTCGTCAGGCGTCTCGCCCGGCGCTTGCTGGTCCTGATCCTGGTCGTTGGTGGTGGCACTGCCGCCGGCGCCGCCGGTGCCTTGCTCTTCGAACTGCTCGCGGTACGAGCGTTGTTGCCACATCCAGCTTCTGTACATAGGTTGTCTTTTTGACTGGTAGAACTACTCACCGATAGGCCCGGTGGATGCCGATGAGCAAAATGATAGGCGGAAACTATTTCCAGCGCAACAGAGATTGACGGAATTTATTGCTGCGTTGTGCGCTGGATGCAGGAAAAGTTACTGTTCACCACCTGCGGGCTGTGCCGCGGCCTGTTGCGCCGCCTGCGCCTGCTTCTGGGCCAGCTGCTCGCGTGTCTGCGCCGCGCCCTCGACGTGCTGGGAGACAGCCAGGGCGTGGGACGCCTGCGCCTGACCGACGCCTGCCAGCTTCACCACGGTGTCTGCGCGCGTCTGGTCGACCTTCGCCACGGTGAGCTGGGTGTCGGCCTGCGCCTTGCCCGCCAGGGCCATCGACTTCTGCGCCTCGGCCTGCAGGAATTGGGCTTGCGGGTCCGGCGGCTGGTTCGCTTGCGCCTCGTCCATTTCCTTCTGCTCCTCCTCGGTCGGCGTGAGCGCGCCCATGCGCACCAGCTTCTTGCGGAAGTAGGGTTGCACGTCGCTGAGCCCTTCGCCCTCCAGGTTCATCATCACCAGCATGTCGACCACGGCGCCGGTTTCCGGGTCGGTGATGAACTGGCGAGCGCCAGTCAGGCCGCGCACGGTGGCGGCGCGCTTGCTGGACGACGACGGGCCGACGTCGACCACGACATCGAAGTTCGCCTTCGACAGGTCGTTCTCGACCACGCGCGCGTTGTTCTCGTCGATGACTGGCCGCATGATTTCGGTCGTGCCGGGCGTGCCGTCGGCGCCAACCGTCTTGGCCGGGCCGGCCTGGGTGACTTCGGCCTTCATCGGCAACCAGACCTCGCCCGCGCGCTTGATGGTCTTGGCCAGGTTATCCATGTAGATGAAGACTTGCATGTCCAGTCGATTCTGGACCAGCTCGACGGCCTTGCCCGACTGGTTCGGCTGCAGCTGCTCGCCGGCCTGCTGGTTGCCCAGCATGTCCTCGAGCGACTGCGCGGCCAGCTGGGCCAGCGCGCCGACGACCGGCGGCAGGTTCGGGGCCTTGGTGTAGGCGACAGGCGCGTTCGATCCCGGGATGGGTACCCCGCCCGCGTCCAGCATCATGTTCGCCACCAGGTACGGGTACTTCTCGATCGCGTCGTTCGCCCACATCTCAGCGTGGCCGGCGATCTGCTCGGGCGAGAAGATGGGCTTCTCGATGTCGAAGCGCATGGCCATCTCACCGAGGAACGACTTGATCAGATTGTCCAGCACCTGGGCGTCGCGCGCCAGGCGGACGTGCCCCTGGCACCGCTCGATGCCGTCGATGTAGGTGCGCTCGCCGTAGAAGGGGATGATCGGGATGTGCTTGCCGGCGATGTGGCCGCAGTCCTCGAGGATCCGGCCGCCCGACATGATCCACTTGCGCACCTTGCGTACCTTGCGACGCTTCTCGCGGATCTTGCGGAAGCCAGTGGCCTCCAGCTCGGCCAGCTTGGCTGGATCGTCGTCCAATTCCTTCTGCGTGACCTCCATCGTGTCGGGCTCGCCATCGCCGAGGGCCAGGCCCTGGAAGAAATGCACCAGCACGCTGACTTCCTCCACCTCGTAGATCTCGGCCACCCAGACCACATCCGGCGTGCACCAGTCGTACTGCGCCTGGCTGATGTCCTTGGGCCAGCTGGCTGGGTCGTCGCCGTATTCTTCCCTGTAGTCCTCGGGTGTCATGCTGTTCAGGACGTAGCAGCGCTTCGCATCGGACTTGTCGTAGCGCTTCCCGTCCAGCGAGAAGAACACGGTGGCGTCGGCCTCGTAGATCGGCTCGATGGCGATGCGCTGGCGGTCGTCGTCATCGGCGTACTCGTCGACGTAGCAGGCGCGCAGGCGCAGCGCCCCCATGCCGCCGGACGCGCCTTCGTCGAAGCAGTTGTCATATGCCTCCTGGGCGCACGAATCCTGCTCGTCGGCGCGGTACAGCCCGTCGCAGGTGTCGGCCAGCTTGTCGGCCTCGCGCCCGTCCTTGGGCGAGAAGTCCACACTGATCCGGTTGTTGCGGTACTCCGACAGGATGCGCCGCATGGCCAGGCGGATTTTGTTAAATTCAAAACGTGGCTTGTTTGCAAAGGCTTCGCCGGCCGGGCCTTCCCACTGTGCGCCGGTCACGAAGGCAAACCGGCGGTCGCTCAGGCACTGCACGCGCACGTCGCGCGTGGCGGCCTGGATCTTGTCGAAGTCGGCGAGGAAGAAAGCGTGCTTCGCGCTCTCGCGGTCGGCTTTGCTGGGTCGGCTCATGGCTGGGCTTTCGGATGGAAGTTTCCGATAGTCTACAGCTATCAAATGCCGAGGGGAAATAGATTGTTGGCCGCTGGTTACGCCAGCGAGGCGCCCGAAGTTGCCGATGAGGCACGGCTATCGAATGACGACCAAGGATTTGATGCGGCAGCGGGGCCAAGCCGCTGTGCTTCGGTGTAGCAGATTATGCTACAGCACCGCCAGCGCCACGCAATTTTTTGCCAATCTCGGCAGCAGCCAGCACGACGGCGCGGGCCGCACCTTGAAGCGGATCGTCACCCATGTAGGCATGGCCTGACTTGTGTCTTTCGTCCGTGTGAACCTGTGCAAAGCCGGTCTGGTCGAATCGCGAGTTGAGCATTATGGCAATGCCGCCCTCGCGCGCTGACAAGCGTACGGCCAACACGAACGTGTCGTCATAGTGCATCAGCGGGTTCCAGTGGAACACGGTCGACCCGTCCGCGAAGTGCAAGTTCAGCCACTCCTCGCCGTCGACATCTTCGACGTGCTCGGCGTCCAGGGCGAGCGCAGCCAGGTGGAGCAGTTCGCGGTCGGCGGCCGGGATTTCCTTGCGCGGGCGCGGCGGCAGCTCGTCCAGGTCGTCGTATTCTTCCATCATCCCTCCGTTGTCATCCGAGCATTCTACTTGCGGCGGAACGGCGACGCCATCGGGATCGGCGTGGCCGCCTGCACCTTCTTCGGCTTGTCGCGCACCATGAAGCACATCATCAGCGCGTCCGCCATGTTCGGCGACGGGATCTTCTTGGCGCGCATTTCGTCCTTGCTCACCAGCTGGATCATCTTCGATCCCGCGGTGCGCTTGCGCTGCTGGCGGACCAGCTCGGTCTTGAGCTGCTGCAGGTCCTTGATGTCGCTGGACAGGCTGATCATCGTGGCCGGGTCGTGGTACTCGCCCTTGATCAGGGCTTCGTAGGTGCGCTTGAACCGGTCGCGCAGCAACCACCAGCCCATGGCGCGCAGGTTGCGGAACACGTCCTCATTCTTGCGGTCCTTCTCGTAGATGCCAGGCCAGGGCGAGTCCGCGGCGCCGAAGCCCTGCACATCGATGTCGCGGCCGGAAATGCGCTCCTTGAGCCCGACCTTCACGCCGGCGCCGACGCCGATGCTGTCGTAGACGATGATCTCGGACCGGTGGTCGAAGGCATCGTCGAAGGTGCGCGTGATGGCGTCGTCGATATCGCCGTCGCCCCAGCGCCGCACGTCTTCCACCAGGATGCCGTAGCGCCGCGCCAAGCCCTTCGAGTCGCTGCCGCTGTCGGCCGGATCGAAGCCCAGCACGCGGTCACCGCGCGGGGTGTACTTCAGCTTGAGGTGCGCATCGATGGCGGCGTCGACCCACTCGGGCTCGATGACCGAATCCTCGTAGTCGGCGTTGCACTCGCCCTCCCACACGTGCAGGTACTTCTTGAAGTTTGCCGCTTTGTCGCGCTCCATCTCGATGCGCAGCACCTCGGGGAACTTCGGGTTGTCGCGATACGACACCTTGCGCACGTAGATGTAGTCGTCCTCGAAGAAGCCAGGCCGGCCGGCGGCGATCTCCTTGTCGATGTGCTCGATGTAGGGCAGGACGAAGCGGGTGTACGTTGGCGCGTCCGGCTCGCCCGGGTTAAAGCTCACCCAGATCTCGGATCCACCCTCGCGCACGGTCGGGATCAGCACCTTCCAGCTGTTCTCGCTGACGTTCTCGGCTTCCTCGACCCACACGACGTTGTAGCCGAACTTCGACTTGATCGAGGCGATGTTGCGCGACAGGCCGACGAACTTGGCCTTCGAGCCGTTGCGGCCGTAGATGCCGTCGTTCTGGATGTCGAAGAAGTCGCGCAGGCCCAGCTTCTCGATCTTCGCTTCCAGCACGGCCATGCTCGATTCCTCAATCGAGTTCTGGAACTCGCGTGCGCACAGCACCTTGGTGCCGTTCGCCAACATCGACCACACCAGGATCTCGGCAATCTCTTCGGTCTTGGCGCCGCCGCGGCCACCGAACGGCACCTTGATCCGCTTCGGGTGCAACAGGAACTCGAATGCCTCGAACAACTCGATTTCGAGCGGCTGCTCCAGCACGGCACTCACGCAGGCCTCACGATCTTGAAGACGGTGCCGCGCGCCGGGTTGGTCGGGCTGGCCTCATCGTTCGTGCGCTTGTTCAAGTCGTCGATCGTGTCCTTGTTCGCCTTGAGCAGGTTCAGGCCGATCTCGCTGGCGTCGTTGGCCATCTTCGTCAGGACCGCGATGTTGCCGAGCGCAGTGCGGCTGGCATCGTCCATCGGTTTGGCGTCGTCGATCTCAGCGGCCTTGTTGTGCGCGATGCCGGATAGCCGGTGCGCCGTTGCAGCACCGAAGCGCGCGGCGCCAGCCAGGTGCTCACTAATCGCCTTGAGATCGTCGGCCAGGGATCGTGCGGCTATTTGTTCGGAAATGTTCAGTTTGGACAGTGCGTTCTCAGTTGCAACTATTTGATTTGCAACGTCTTTCACGTTCTGCACACGTTCGGAAAACCGGCCAGAGATCGTCGACTTGCTGACGCCGAATTCGCGAGCCAGGGCAGATGGGGATTCACCGGCGAGCAGGCGCTTCCCGATCTTTTCCCACTGTGCATCTGTCAACTTCGATTGGCGGCCCATAGACAATTCCTATTGGAAATGCCGTAATGATGCCACCAATCAACCTTTATGCGAAGCCACAAGCGCCTCAATTGCCGATTGCGCAAGCACGAACGCGGCCACGAACTGCACCGCGGGCTTGTTGGCGATGCCCAGCATGAGGCACGCGCCCTCGGGCGTCTCGCGCTTAACGTAGCACCACCACAACAGGCAGCGCTGGAACGTGGGCAGCGCCGGCATCATGCGCTCCAGTAGCTGGGCGTCGGCCTGGTCGAAGATGCGACGGTCGTGCGGCTGCTCGGTGCCGCGCATCTGGTGGTAGAGCCGGGCCCAGTTCTCCAGGCGGCTGCCGATGTGACGGCGGTCGACCTGGCGTACGGTCACAGGCTGCGGCACCTGGCGCGCGGGCTCGGCCTGGGCCTCGACGAAGTCGTCGACGCGGCGGGCCGGCGCGCCGTGCGGCCGCCAGCCGCGGGTGATCGTGGTACGGCGGTCGGTCAAGGCTTTGCTCCCTTCGCGCGGTCGACCATGCCGGCGCCGATGAGCCGGCCGGCCAGGCAGCCGACGGGCACGGACAGGGTGAGCCAGGTGATGACGGCGAAGGCGATCATGAGCGGGCCTCGCGCGGCGCCGTACGCACGATCTCGTACATGTTCGCACCCCATTCGCGTTC